TTAATTCTTATTTGCATTAGCCGCTTTCATGATAAAAAGGGAATGCCTTACATCGAGCAATAATTTGGCATCCATGAAACTTTGATCACAAGTTATGAGTTGGAGATGTTGCCGCTCTAAATCAGCGAAGGCCTGTTCCAAAGCCTCTGTACCCCTGGCAACACGTCCAAGGTCTTTCACACAAATTGCATTTGCTTCCTCTCTGGCGGCAAGCTGGAGAGCATCACGCCAACCTGGGCGATCCATTGTAGCCCCCTTCTCACACGCCCGTACTTCACCTACAACCTGCATACCTTTGCGCTTAGCATATGCTTGGACACCAATGTTCTGGGACGCCCAGATTGCTTCATCATTAAGCTGCGATTCCGTGGCCACGCGGAAATATGCTACGACGCGGAGTTTGTTTTCGTTCATAGTGTTTTCCTCCATACACATCAATCTGCGTCATTTTGGGTAAATACTGATGGGATTTCATCCAAATAATTCAGTGAGATTTCAACTCTCTTTCCTGACCAGACCGTCACACGGTTCAATAAATCAGCGGCAACATCTTCTGCCAGATACTCCAGCTCGGCATGCCCTTGGTATTTTTCAATAAACCGATTTTTTTCTGTTGTCAATGCTTCAATCTGTGCCTTGACCTTCGCTTCAGCTTGATAAGTAGATTCTCGCTGCTTTAAGAGCTCGGCCTTCTGTTTTGCATAATCCTCCCGTGAGATTACTCCATCCAAGGCAAACTTTTCATATAGCTTTCGGCTTTCCTCAGTAATTTGCTGTTGCCGGGCCTGGAGATACTCCATATCCTGCCGTAGCTCGTGGATCAGGTTTTCCTTATGCTTCTTTTGGCTATCCAGCAAATGCTTGACCTCAACAGCATACCGAGCCTGAACCCGAATCGCCTCTGTCACAAGTTCCATGATTTCGCTTTCATAGATAATTTCTTGGGAACACGCCATGTCTGGTACTGTCCGCGGTGTTTTACAGCAATAGTAGTGCTCTTTTTTGCCGCGGCGAATGATCGCGTAGCCACAGACACCGCAATATACCTTTTTTCGTAGCGGATTGTTCCATTTCACATGCTTGCTTCTCTGTTTATACTCGCCGCCCAGCATTTCCTGTGCTTTTTGAAACAAGGCCTTTGAAACCAACGGTTCGTGGCAGTCATCAACAATGATCCAGTCCTCAAGATTAGCAGTAAGCTGACTGCGGACGCCAATTTGATTCCGAACTCGTTTTCCAAACACATTGCTGCCAATGTACTGCCGGTCACGAATGATCCAGCACACAGTTTGTGGGCGCCAATAATTATCTTTCCAATTCTCGTGCTCGCTGGAAGTCCCTACTTTCATCGTAGACGGCGTGGGTATGCGTTCCCTATTAAGCGTCATGGCAACATCCTCGGTTGACGTGCCATCAGCGACCATTGTAAAGATACGGCGGATCACATCAGCAGTTGCCGGATCTGGAAGCAACCGGTGCTTGTCCTCCGGATCCTTTTTATATCCATAGGGTGCTACAGGGTTGATATAGACTCCCCGTGTTGCCAGCATCTTTTTCGCACTGCGAACCTTTCTGGATAAATCTCGGCTGTATAGATCGTAGATCAGGGCCTTGAAAGAAGAGTCAATGCTGTCAATGTCACTCTGGCGGATGCTGTCAAAGTGGTCGTTTACCGCAATAAAACGAATGCCAAGGAACGGAAACACCCGGGAGATATAATTGCCTACGGTGATGTAGTCTCTGCCAAACCGGGAAAGGTCTTTTACCAAAATGCACTGTATGGCACCACGCTGTGCTGCCTCCAACAGAGCTTTGACTCCGGGGCGATCAAAATTCTTGCCACTGTATCCATCGTCACAGAACTCCAGGATATTCGCATTTCGTAGGTCATCTGTGCTCTGGATATAGTCCCGAAGCAAATTGCGCTGGTTGGTGATACTTTCGGATTCCAGTTTTCCATCAACAAGGTCATCATCCTCTAACGACAGACGGATGTAAATCGCCAGGGTCATAGTCGTCACGGCTTCCTCACCCCTTCTAAAAAGTGGGCTACCGTAAGAAATTCATCCTGGTAAACCAATTTGATGTCCAGACGGTTGGAATCGTATACCTCAATGCGGTCAACGAGGGAATGAACCAGATCTTCCGTCAAGCTCTCAATTTCATAGTGATTGCGGCAAGCAGAAAACATGGGATTCTCAGGGCCATAACGCAGAAGCATCTGCTCCTGATCCTTTATAGATTGATGCCGGGCCTCTGCTTCGCGGTACTGCGCTTGGTAGTAATTTTTCAGCTCGGAGTATTCTTGTTTCGTTATGATCCCATCTACCAATCGCTGATAAAGACCCTCCAAGAGCACTGCACTCCGCGAAAGTTTTCGTTCCTCTTCTGCTGCTTGACGGGAGAGGGCCGCTCGCATGGTCATGGTTTTTTCGTCCCAAATCTCTGAGACACGATGGTCAAGCTCTGAGACGGCGTCCACATGACACCGAATGGTATCAAGCACGACACCAACCAGTGTTTGTTCCATCAAATTTTTGGGCGTACATGCTCCTTTCATTTTCAGTGTTGTCGGACAAAGATAGCTGTAATAATAAATTCTGCCCTCCCGCCGACGATTATAAATATGCCGGCGGATCATTGGTTTCCCACAATCTGCGCAATAAATCAGATTGCGGAACAGATTAGGCGTCTTCAAGTCATCTGCTTTTCCCAGAGCAGCCTCATAAGCACGTTTGCTATTTTGGGCGAGTTCCTGTGCAGCGGCAAAAGCCTGCTCATCAATAATCGGTTCATGCGTATTTCGAGAAATACGCCACTCTTCTGCAGGAGCATATCGCTCCGATCTGGCCTGCTTATAGGACTCCTGGGTTCGTTTCCCCTGAATCAAATGTCCTAAATAAACCTCATTTCGCAGTATTTCCTTGATGTTCCATGTTGCCCAAAGTGAATCGCGATAGGCAGTACGATTTGAAAGACCGCTCTGAAAAAGGTATGCGCCGGGAGATGGGATCTTTTGCTCATTGAGCCGCCGGGCGATTGCCCCATACCCCATCCCGCGAAGACGCATGGAGAAAATATCCCGTATGACTGGCGCCGTTTCCGGGTTGATCTCCAGCCTATGCCGGTCGTCCTCACTTTTCCGGTATCCATATGGTGCGAAAACACCTATAAATTCCCCGTGCTGTTCTTTGGTTGCAATCGCACTGGCGACTTTTCTGGATATATCACGGCTGTATGTATCGTTGATGATATTTTTCAGCGGCATAACCAGGCCATATTCTGTCTGCACCGCCGTCTCCGTATCAAAGAACTCATTGATAGCTACAAATCGGACTCCCAGGAACGGGAAAACACGCAGCAGATAATTGCTGGACTCAAGATAGTTCCGTCCAAAACGGGACAGGTCTTTGACCACAATGCAGTCGATTTTCCCAACACGAATATCCGCCATCAGCCGTTCAAACCCCGGGCGTTCGAAATTTGTACCTGTGCGGCCATTGTCACAATATACATCAACCAACCGCATATCATGTTGACGTTCGATATAGGCCAAGAGAAGAGCCTGCTGCGTTTCGATGGTATCCGCCCCCGGCTTTCCGCTGTCCTCCAAGGACAAGCGGACATAGGCCCCCACCTTGTATTCGCGCTCCTTAGGCGGTTCCTCAGCAACAGCCGGCACAAGGGGGTTGCGCTTGCGCTTTGTTCTTGCCATACTCAAACAGCCTCCCCCTGAGAGAGAGTCCGCTGCGCACGTTGGAGTAAATCCATCTGATATTGAAATTCATCCTGCCAGCGGTACACAATCTCAACACGGTGGTCTTGATAGAGCAGAACCCGTTCAATCAATGTTACGATCAGTGCGCGATCCAGGTCTGTGATCCCCTGATGTTTGCGAAATTGATTCATCCATGCGCATCCATTATCTGAGTTATTCATGGCCTGCGCTATTTCGGCACGGAGACCATCTGCCTGTTCCTCAGCATTGGCGCGCCGCCTGGAATACGTCCGTTTGAGTTCCCGATACTCCTCCTGGTCAATGATGCCATCGGCAAGGTTTTCATAAAGGGAGCAGAGCAGCTTCTGAAAGCGAGCAATCTCTTCCTGCTTCTTGTCCAGTCGAGCACGCAGTTTCTGTATACCAGCTTTTTTCAGCCACACAACATCAGTTAAAGACAGCAAATCAGACAGGTCAATGACCTCTTGGATATGGTGCTGCAATGCCTCAAGCACAATTTCTTTCAGCGTAACATCACGCAGGCTATGTGGTGTGCAGACCTTCTCGTTCTTGTGGGCAGAACAGACATAGTATACATACTTCTTTTTCCCAGATGGAACAGTCTTGCGAATCATGGATGCACCGCATTCCCCACAGAAGACCATACCAGAAAAGAGGTCTACCGCCTGCCCACTTGCGCTGGTACGAGTGTCCAGCGCAAGCACCTTTTGAACACTTTCAAAACAAAACCTGTCAATAATGGCCTCGTGGCAATTTTCAACCACAGCCCATTCCTCTTTCGGCTTATTTACCAGTTTCTTTACCTTATAGCTGGGAGTTGTAACCCGCCCCTGTTCCAAGGTTCCAGTGTAAACCGGGTTTTTTAAGATTCTCAGGATCATGCCAGCACTCCAGGCGGAATCCTCTTTGACACGGAACGATGTCTTATACCGCATCCCCTGTTTCCGCTTGTAGTCCATAGGAGTCGGAATACCGGTCTTATTAAGGCGGTCGGCAATGTCGCCGGCACTAATGCCATCTAATTTCCACTTAAAAATATCCCGCACCACATCTGCGGAAAAATCATCTATCACCAGGTGGTGGCGGTTTTCCGGATCCCGTTGATACCCAAAAACAGCAAAAGAGCCAATGAAATCACCGCGTTTGCGTTTGATTTCAAGCTGGCTCCGAATTTTGACCGAGGTGTCCCGGCAGTATGCCTCATTGATGAGGTTTTTAAATGGGATGATCAGTTCATCGGACTCCACATTTCTGTGCTCACTGTCATAGTTATCATTGATCGCAATAAAGCGCACGCCCAAAAAGGGGAAAATGCGCTCAATGTACTCTCCCACGTCCAAATGGTCACGACCAAACCGTGAGAGATCCTTGACAACAATACAGTTGATTTTTCCAGCCTTGACAGCAGCTATCATTTCTTGAAAAGCCGGACGGTCAAAGTTGGAGCCGGTGTATCCGTCATCCACTTTCATGTCACATTCCCGCAGCTCAGGATGGCGACACAAATAGTCACGAATCAGATCCTTCTGCCCCGTGACGCTGTTGCTTTCCTCCTTGTCCCCGTCTTCCCGGGACAGGCGGACATAGCCGCAAGTATTCCAAATTTTGATACTGGTTTCGTTCATCGCTGTCTCTCCTTATCGTCAAGGTTTGTCGGCAAAACCTTTGGATCAGGAGAGCGCTGATTTGTCCTGTTTTTTTATTTTAACATACTCACCGCTCTCTGTCCAGCATGGTTTGTCTACTCCAGAATAATCAATATTTGGAGCGCAGATAGGAGATCATCCGCTCCTCCAGCGTAATATCGCTATCGGTAAAACTAATTTTTACGACACAGTTTCCATGCCGGTAGCAATACGGATTGCCAATCTGCCGAATAAACGAGAGGAACCGCTCTTCCTTTGGCAGTGCAGGATCGATACAAACATCCCGAATGTCCCGGAGCGTGTCAAGGTCAACTGTCCTCACGTCTGTTTCCTGCATGGCTTTAAGATTCTTGAGAATCGTCTTCTTATCGGACATATTTCCACCTCTAAAGAAATTACTGCAAATCAACCCGAAAAGCGGTATGGGAGTTTCTTCACGGATTGGAACCAGCAAATAGATCACCTCACAGACTTCATATGGTTGTGTGAACGGCGTCCGGCCAACTGTTTTGGCCTCATCTTGCTAAAAAAGCTTTTATTGGCCGGACGCCGTTCCTCTGCCATTGACTTTGTGCCGTATTATCAGGCGGCATGACCGCCCTACTGCTCACCCCCGGCACGGGAATACGCAAGCCTGCCTGCGGCAACAGGCACCTATAAAACTGACGAATGGTGACGGCAGGTGACAAGGCTGCCCAAGCCAATCCCACAGTAGTCCCCTTTTAACCTGCGGTACGGTTGATGTTCGGTTTTCCCCATCACGGGTTATTGCGCCCCGGAATTGCCAATGCCGGTAACAGGCCCGCCAGGTTCCGCTCGTGCCTTAGATACGATCTTAATTGACGGGATAGGATACGGGCAGAAATACTGCTCGTATCCTCAATCCTGCAGGCAGTTGTCGCGTCTGTGCCTGTATCGCTCGCCGCAATGGGTTATTGTAACTTGCGTACTGGATATAAACAGGCGCTTGTCCTATTGTTTATCAAGGTACTCAAAGAAGGCTAAAACCTCCTTCACTATGTACGCGACAGGAAATCTTTTTTGGTCCGCTTCCAATACCCGCATCAGAGATATTTTTTCAGCAAAATACCCAATTTTACGCGCAAGCGCTGCTCGTGGCGGCGAAAAGTAGTCTTAGGAATCCCCATTGCCGCACTGGCAGCCCGTTCTGATTTTTCTTGGATATAGAACAGCCGGATAATGTCCTGCTCTTCCGTAGTCAGAGTTTCCAGCAGTTCTTCCAGCCAGATGCCGGATAGAACAAGGTCTTCGACAGAAGGGTCTGCACTCAAAAACTGATGGCCCGCAGCAGTAAGCTGCTCCAAAGAACACTCTCTTGCAGGAACAAAGGCTCGGGCCTGTGTCTGCTTGTCACAGCGGTGGCGTGCTGTCTTTAGCTGGCGCATAAAATAGTCCTCTTTATTTGTATAATGCCAAAACTCCTGATAAACCTTATCGCTGACAGGAACAGCGATTCCATCTACATACAGATAGCACTGCTTTCGTTTATTGCTCATTTTTGATACCTCCAGAAAATTGATCAGGTTCGCTGAATTTCTGGAGGCGGAGCGCGAGGTGGAGGCCAAAAAATACCAGAAAAATGAAAATACTTTGTTAATTCTCTGTTTCCTGGCATTTCTCGGCCAGGCTCGAGAAAAAATTCAGAAATAAATCGACGGTCTTTGCGAATACCCCCCATAATTTGATGGGGAATATTCGCAAAGACCGTCGAAAAACAAAATAGCGCAGACGAACACTCGTTCGTCTGCACTTTATTTTGTTGAAGAAGTCCGGGCGGAAGAAATTGAAGTAATTGAAGTAGCTTCATTGATCCAAGTTATCTATTCTAAAACAAAACACTTCCTACTCCACTTATTTTCATTGTACTATCGGTAAATGACGAAACATAGAAAACCCTGTCACACTTAAAAGAAAAAGATAAAACGGTTACTTCTAAAAATTGAATACGTCGAAAGCACAATATATATTATTTTTTTGTTGACAGACACAATATATTGTGATAACATTTAAATGTAATTGATTCTTTGTGCGCTCCTCTCATTGAGGGCAGGCCTTTGGCCTGTGAGCGATAGGGTTCGCATTGCACACGTTGTTAGGTTTGTACGTATTATCAGCGGTATTACTGCGCCTTTTCGGTGAGTAACTGCTGATATTTTTCATTTTTAATAGGGAATATCCCATCGCAAAGCGAGAATGACTGATGTTCACCTCACGGTGAACAGAGCTTGGCTCATGCCGGCACTCAGTTGTTCTCGCTTTTTTTCTTTTGCCCAAACGCCGAAAGGCTTTGAGGATATATCTATTTGAAAGGAGCTTTTTGAAATGAAGCACAAAAGAAAATGGAAGCCCGGCGGCCGGCCCAGATTTCCCGTAAAAACAGCACGGCGAAATCTGCGGCAGGTATGGAAAGCTGAGCTTCGACATCTTTATCCCGGAAAGGGGGATACCGCATATGGAACAGGCGATGACCTATCAACCCTTGGTACTGGTGGAAACGTCGGGTCTTACTCGTGAAGAATGGCTGACATACCGGCGCAAAGGGATTGGCGGCAGCGACGCAGCCGCTGTTCTGGGAATCTCTCCATTTCGTACAGCTCGAGATCTCTATTTTGACAAGCTGAACATCGTGACAGCCGATGACGCAGGAAACTGGGTCGCTATGGAGATGGGGACGCTGCTGGAGGATTTGGTAGCCCGCATTTTTTCAAAGAAAACGGGTCTAAAAATATTCCAGCGCAAGGTCATGTTTCAGCACCCGCTCTATCCATGGATGCTTGCAGATTTGGATTATCTGGTCGAATTGCCGGACGGAACCCTTGCTATTCTGGAAATAAAGACGACCAACTATAATGCCAGAGACAAATGGTGGTATAACGGCGACGAAATAGTCCCCGTTTATTACGAAGCTCAGGGACGTCACTATATGTGCGTGATGAATATTGACCGCGTCTATTTTTGCTGCCTCTACGGCAACAATGAAGATGAGGTAATCATCAGGCATATTGACCGGGATGCAAGCTACGAAGAAGAGTTGATCGCGCTGGAGGATTTCTTTTGGCATGACAATGTCCTGGCAAAGAATCCGCCGCCTTATACGGAGAGCGGAGATCTGATCATGGAGAGCCTGCACCGGAATTTTGGCCCTCCAGTTGAGGATATGGCTCCTATTGCCATTACCTATCCGCAATTTACAAAGGTGGCCAGGTATCTGGAACTGCAGTCTGAAAAGAGCCTGTATGATGCTGAAGTCACCCGTTTAGAGGCTGAAATGAAGCGGCTTAAAGCTTTGATTGCCGCAGATATGGGCAACAACCGGAAAGCAACCTATGCAGACGACAATACTGATTATACGATCACGTTCAGTTCGTCCCGCAGCCCTAAAATACTAAAGGCAGGGCTGGAACGGCTGAAGGAACAGCATCCGGACATCTATGATGAATATGTCACAATGTCCGAGAGCAGCAGAATGCACATCAAAAGAACCGCACGCACGGCGGCCTAATCATAAGTTAGAGGTGAAACATGAGCATCGTTGCGGCATTTGATAAGGTCATATTTTTTAATGAAACCAACAAGTATTGCATTTTTCGACTGAAAACAGCTGACGAAATGATTCCCTCTGAGGCAAAAATTTCGTATGGCTATCATGACCACCTGATTCGTTTTACCGCAGTTGGATATGACCTGCCCCGCACAAGCGAAATCCAAATGGAATTGGAAGGAGTTTGGCAAAACGGCAGGTATGGCTGTCAGCTCCAGGTGGAACGATGGCGTGAGATCGTCCCTCCCACGCTCAAAGGCATCCGCGGTTATCTGGCCTCCGGCCTTCTGAAAGGAATCGGGGAGAAGACAGCAGACGCCATCGTGCGGCAATTTGGCGTAGACGCACTCAATATTTTAGAACAACAACCAGACCGGCTTTTGGAAATCCGCGGAATCTCACGGGAAAAGCTGGAGGAGATCAAAGCAGGATATGCTGAAAGCAAGGCAATGCGCGATTTGATGATTCTGCTGGCCCCCTTCAAGGTTACCCCCGCTACAGCACTCAAGATTTATCAGTTCTTTGGGCCGGATGGTGTCCGGCTTCTTCGGCAAAGTCCGTACCGGCTCTGCCAGGTGCCGACCTTTGGGTTCAAGCGAGTCGATGCCATAGTACAGAAATCCGGCGGAGATCCGCGCGACCCTATGCGGGTACAGGGTGCATTGTTCTATGCTCTGGAGAAATCCCGCAGTGAAAAAGGACACCTCTTCCTGGGGATAGAAGAATTGATCAAAAGCGCCCTACTGCTATTGAACGAAAAGATCCCACAGCCCGGAATGCAGTTGGGCCGCCAACAGGCAGAAAGCGCCCTGGAGTGGATGATTCTGAACAATGTTGTGGTGAACGACCACGGCAGCATCTACCTGCCCCACGTTTATACACAGGAGCGTGAAACTGCACGCAAAGCTGTAACGATGGCGCTGGAAGTACCAGAAGCTGTCTGCCTTACGTCCGTCATGGAACGTGTAAAGAGCCAGCTTGGCATCACGCTTTCCAAACGACAGACTGAGGCAGTGGAAATGATTTTTCAGCACAATATCGGCATCATCACCGGAGGCCCTGGTACTGGAAAGAGTACTGTCCTGAAGGCGGTAATCGAAACGTACCGGATGCTTTATCCGAAGAGGATCATTAAGCTGGCAGCGCCAACAGGCAAAGCCAGCCGGCGTATGGCAGAAACCACGGGTGTTATGGATGCCCAAACACTACACAGCCTGTTGAAGCTATATGGCGGTGATTCCAACTGGCAGAAAAATAATGACAAGTTGGACGCTGATTTGGTCATTGTTGACGAGACATCCATGATGGACATGTGGCTGGCGTGGCAGTTGTTTCAGCATCTCCGTGCAGGAACAAAATTACTTCTGGTAGGCGACGCAGACCAGTTGGAAAGCGTTGGCGCCGGCGATGTGTTCCATGAACTTATCAACAGCGGTATTGTCCCAGTGACGGTGCTGGATGAAATTTTCCGCCAGGCAAAGGACAGCCCTATTCCTTATAACGCAAAATATATTACCGCAGGGAAAACAGATCTCCATTATAGCAAAGATTACTTTGACTTCATCCGTGCGGATACGCAGGAGGAAGCGGCAGCAATGGTTCGCAGCCTTTATAAAAAGGAAATAGCGGTTAGCGGCATCGGTCAGGTTCAGATTCTTTGCCCCTTCCGCACCAGAGGGGAAGCTTCCTCAGACAGCCTAAATGCTGTCATTCGAGAGGATATCAATCCTCCCGATCCAGAGCGGCCAGAGGTCACGTTTGGGGGACAGATGTTCCGACTGCATGACAAGGTCATGCAGATAAAAAACAATTATGACCTGACGTTATTTGATCAAGACGGGGAGCAAATCTCTGTTGGGGTATTTAACGGCGAAACCGGCAGCATAAGCAAAATCGAATCCGGTATTGTTACGGTTGATTTTGATGGCCGGTTTGCCAAATATCCTCTGGAAAATTTGTGCGAATTGGAGCTGGCCTATGCTTCGACCGTCCACAAGGCACAGGGGTCTGAGTATGACACGGTCATTATTCCCCTGTTAGTAGCGCACCGGATCCTGCTGACACGCAATCTGCTCAATACAGCAATTACCCGTGCCAAACGGCGTGTCCTGCTGGTCGGGCAGATAAAGGCAATGTATATCGCAATCCACACCGACAAAAAGGGAAAACGAAAGACCCATCTGGCAGAGCGCATGGAGCAGTATTATCAGACCCAGCTACCCCGCAATAAAACTGCTGATACGGCGGCCATACCGGCGACAGCGGAAGATGTGAGGCGAGCCAGCTGATCGGAGAAATGGGCTGAAAACGCTATTTTATATTACATTTATGAGGAGGTACTTAACATGATTGACCAAAGAAACTGTGCACTGAAGACCGTCCCTGCGGCGGCGGAACTGCGAAATGTCCCTAACTTCAATCCCCTGCGGTATCTCAGGAAAGAGGTTTCCCGCAAAACCGGAGAAAAGGTGCTAAAGCTGGATCTGACCTACAAAAAGATGTGGTTCCGGCTGGCCTTCCCCCACGGCAGGATGACGCTCACGCCGCTGCGGATCACCGATCAGATGGCGCTTTTCAAAGCAAGCATCTACTCCAGTATGGATAACTCGCATCTGTTGAGTGAATTTACATCGAGCATGGAGCGCAGAGAGGCCGGCAGTCAGTATGTGCAGGCTGCGCAGGATGAGGCACTGAACCAGGCGCTGGACAATGCCGGGTTTGGCATTCAACTCTCCGATTTGGTGGAACATACTGGTGGGAGCGGATGCGGCTCGGAAGTTCTCCTGTCTGAGGTAGAATCGCTTTTGAAACGGACGGAAGTAGCTGCTCAGCCGGATGCTCCGGTAGTCACCAGAACTGCTCAAACCGCAGCAGAAATGCCTGTTTACACTGTCATTCCTGCTCCCACTCGGGATGATTGTCCCCTTGCTGGTTCCGACAGCCATGCCGCAAATGAGGTGATGGCGGACGGGCCTTCCCATGCGTCGTCTGAAACTCCGGTACAGGCAGAGCCTGTCACAGCGGAAGAGCCTGTTCCCCAAACAGATCCTTCGATGTCACAGTCTGTCCCAGAGCCGTCTGAATCTCCTGAAACGAAGGTGGTGTCTCCCGCTCAAATCGCCAGTACTCCGGAGGCAGCAGACACTTTGCCTACCGAGACTGCGGAAAAGACGCCCACGGAGACTGAGAGCATCCTTCAGATGCTGGGCGCAATCCCCACTGCCGAACCGAAAGCCCCATCTGCTGCTTCCCAAGCATCCGCTATTGTAGATTTCCCGCTCCCTGCCGAAAGTCAGCAGGAACAAGGTAATGAACAGGTTGTTGAAGAAGGGCGGGCTGCTGAAATCGCCTTTACAGAAGATATGACGGTGGATGAGATCCGCAAGCTCATGACCGTTGAGCAGGCAAAGGCGCAAATGGTCACCTTTGGCACCAATAAGGGGTGGAATCTGGGGCAGGTCTTAGACCGCCGCCCCTCCAGCCTGCGGTTTTATGCGCTGGTGGCCAAGGAAGCCAGCAATGCACTCAAAGCGGCGTCTTTCCTTCTGATGGAGGAACTGAACCAGGCAAAGGCTGGATAACATTTAGTCCCCGCAAAAGGGGAACAAAGGAAGGAGCTGATCGAAATAAATTTTCAATCATCCGGATTCCCCTTTAACATCATGGACGTGGCCATGCTCCTCCGCCTGACTATCAGACGGAGGAGCCCAGGCTATGCCTATGCAAATTGCCCTTTGTGCGGAGATCAGCGCGGAAAGCTCTGTCTTAACCTGACAAGAAATGTGTGGTACAGCAACTGCTGTGGGGAACACGGTGGGATGCTCGCTCTATATGCCAGAGTACAGCGGATCAGCAATTCCGATGCTTACCGGGAGATTTGCAGCGACCTGCAGACGGGTGATTTTGTGCCTGCGTATGTAACGCCTCAAAGCAAAGCTGCAACAGAAAAGAAAGCAGTTCTCCAATCCGAGCGTGCAGCTGCTCAAACCATCCATCAGACCTACTCGATGTTCTTGTCCATGTTGACGTTAACCCAGGCGCACAAAAAACATCTTCGGGAGGTACGTTGCCTCACCGATGAACAAATCGAACACTTTTACTTCAAAAGCACGCCGCCGCCACATCTATGCCGGGTCATCACATCACGTCTGATCCAGAGTGGATGCACCGTACAGGGCGTACCTGGCTTCTACATGGATGACAGCGGAAGATGGACCGTCCGGTTTTTTCAGCGCACATCCGGTATTCTCGTTCCATATCTCAGTGCAGATGGATTGATTCAAGGCCTGCAAACCCGGCTTGATGTCCCACTCAAAGATAAAGATGATCCACCGGAGAAAACAGGTACGAAGTACCTTTGGCTGGCAAGCGCAGATAAGACGATGGGTGTATCCTCCGGCAGTCCGGTTCATTTTATTGGCGATCCCTGCTCCCGTGTCATCTATGTAACAGAAGGTGCACTCAAAGCGGACATAGCCCATGCACTGACGGGGCGAACTTTCGTTGCTACCGGCGGCGCAGGCTGCACGTCGCAGCTAAATGACCTGTTCGATTTCCTATACCGTAACGGTACAGAGGAAATCATTGAGGCAGAGGATATGGACAAGTTCAGTAACCAGGGAGTTGGCAGAGGTGCGTCAAAGCTGTATCTGCTTGCGAGAGAAAAAGGCATGAATTGCCGGCGCCTAACCTGGAATCCAAACTACAAAGGAATTGATGATTGGCAGATTGCCCTTCACCAGAAAAAAATAAAAACAGAGGAGTGTGACAAAGTGACTTTTAAAGAAAAGTACTTATCCGGCGAGTGCGATTTAGATTACATGGAGCAGTGCGTTGAGCAGTGGCACAAGCAGCCGGATGGCGGAGTGGAGCTGCATGAATACCTGGGATTGACATATGAGGAATACAACGCATACCTGCAAAATGATCCCACAGTCAAATTTGAGGAGCTGATGGAGGCGCAGCGCCGCCGCCAGCAGTACCGAGTCTACCAGCTAAAAATCACCGAAGCAAAAGTAATCCCCTTTGCGTTCAAGGGAATGGACGCGCTGGTTAAGGCGGGCTATCAACAGCCCCCGGCCATTGAGTATCAACTGGTCTATAATGGAGAAATCTGCTGTCCCCATGCTCAGGATGAGCAGACGGTGTTGCAGCGAATCTTCCACAAATGCAACGGCGATTTCCCCAACGGCTATCTCGGACGCAGCATGTCTCCGTCTGACGTAGTTGAACTGTATGGTGACGATGGCCGAAAGTATTTCTACCGCGACACCAACCGATTTGTTTCGGTCAGCTTCTCACCGGCACTGGCGACACCCGCAAAAGGGAAGGGTGAAGAAGCTAAGCCTGCCACGCCTGCTCTACCGGAGATCGATGCAGAACAACTGCTGGAAAAAGCCAACGAAAGTTCTTCTCTTATCCACTTCGCACGAATCCGCATCGGCTGCCGGGATGATGGCGGCCATGAGGCAGACATCTACTATTTTCAGGCAGGAGGCCACAGGCTGGATGGAACTGTTTCCTTCTCTGGGCGTACTTTTCTGGAGGCATATCAATCACTGCTAAACGAAGTAAACAAGAAAGTCAGGCTTTTTTCTTGTAATATTCGCAAAATGCTGATGACGCCAAAAATTAGTGGTCTTGAACAACACCAGATATGCAGAAGCTGCGGCGGGACTCGACTGTACACGTTTGAGTTCCGGACAGATTATGCCGTGCCAAGAATCTACAGTCCAGTCAATAAGGGGACGCCTGAAATTACGCGGGATGATGTTCCCTACCGCGTTGGCGGAACCTACTGCATGGACTGTCACAGCTTCTGCGACACGGATATTGGCTATGGGATGTTAAAAAGCCTGGAGGAATCAGACAATAGCGACGAAGATGAATGAAAAACAGAATCAGCTGGAAACGATGGCGGCAATTTGCCGCGGGCTGGGTGCCGATGTGGAGTACCGGCCGGAGTACGGCCATTTTACCGCAATGATATGGGAGGGGCAGACATCGCTCCGCGAGGAGGAGCAAGCCCTGTATATCCAAAAACAAATTCAGCAGGAAACCGCTCAATACCCAAACCTTGTGTGCTACTGCTTTGATCCATTCAGCACACTGGTTTACATGGTGTAAGCATATTTGAACAAAGGGATGCAGATTTGGCCTGAATGTCAATCCGCATCCCTTTTTCTGTCAAAAATAAAAAAGATGGAGGTTTTGATAATGGGTGTTTTTTCAGAACTTGATTTGGTCAAAAAGTGTGAAGATGCTGCCCCGTTTACGGACAGAGGCGAAGATTCTATCCCCTCGGTATTCTCCGCAGATGCAGATCAGCCAGTTTCATCGATCCCCAAGGCGTCTGCTGCTCCCGCAAGCGCAGCGCAGATTCCCGCTTCGTCTTCGGCCAACAATGCCAAAAAGGCCGCCGAGGACGACGCCGCTAAACGAAAGGCCGACGAGGAATCGAAACGCAAAGCTCACGAAGAAGCGGAAGCCAAGCGTAAAGCAGAATGGGAGGCCAAACAAGCGGCTAAAAAAGCCGCCGAAGAGGAGCAGATGAAACGGCTTGCCACCCTGACGGATGATGAGGTAATGATGGCCTCCATCAAGCGGGTTGGCGATGATGTTGAGAAATTGACCCGGCGTAACATGAAGGACTTCGTGTCGGAGCACATCCAGACAAAGTGCCTGGAAGATGCAGCCTTTGCCCGTCTGACGATGTACCCTCGCAAAAGCATGGTACATTGCTTCTGGTACATCAATCGAAAGGCCCAGGAATATCTGCTCAAAGAGATGGAGATGAATGGCGAAAAGCCATCTCCCGGTGAGCGAATTGGAGGAGATGTACCGGATGACCTCTGCTATCAGTGGGCTGAGGACTATTTTAGAGACTCGGATGCAGAGGAGGATCAGGACAAGGAGGATAAATTTGTCCCAAAGCCTTATCCCAGTGGATATACACCTTCTGTTGTGAAAAAGAAGGAGGCATCAAAGGGCAAAGAAGCAGCCAAGTCTACCGCAAAAACTTCAGGGCGCACAAAAGCACCTGAATCCGGTCAAATGACGCTGGGAGACCTCGGAATGATGAAGGAGAGTGCATAATGCTTGCTTATAAAGGTTTTCATCCAGGCTTGATTTGCCGGAACTACCAGTTTGTTATGGGGTTAAATGTCACGGACAAGGCAAACTGCCGGGCAAATGGCTTCCACTGTGCGGCGAATCCTCTGGACTGCCTGAGTTATTACAGCAACATGGATCGTTCAGAATACTATTTGGTGGACGCTGGAGGCGACATTGATGAAGATGATAATGACTCCAAAATATCCTGCACACACCTGACGATTCTTCGCAAGCTGGAACGGAAGGAATTCTTTCTTCATGCGCTGGCTTATATGGTCGATCACCCATTCCAGAAATGGAATTATCACGTTTGCTCGGAATGTGGAACCGCACAAAATGGCGTGGCCGTCGTAAGAGGATTTTCACCGAGAGCAGCCGGCAGAATGGGGGATATCCTCGCGCTTGCAAAAGATGATCCCCGCTCTATGAAGGTTGTTCAAATAGGACTGACTGTTGTGGATGGGAAGACAATCATGCCGGACGTCTGGTATGATGTTGACTTTTTAAAGGCAGGTATAAAATGAAGAAAAAGGATTTGCTGGCAATGCGCGATCTCCGCGCTACAAAGACTATGGTTCGTATGGCTGAGGCGGACATTCCTAAAAAAACCAAATACAGTACTTGGGGCGGCACCTACATCAAAGAAAGATACGAGTATGACCTGTTTATGCGCTGCGTACAGGAAAACGGTATTATGAAGGTTTCCCTGTTTCCGCCCAGGGAACTGCGTCTAAGAAATCTGCGTTCTGTTTTTGATCTGTATATTGACAAGGCCGCGAAAAAATTCATTACCTTTGATCGAGAAAAAAAGCGCTGGCTGACCAGTAAACTGGATCGGCTTGACTGGGACGGCAAAGACTGGATTGGGAAACGCTGGGCGTCACCTGCCGATGAAAAACTCATTCAAAGCTATTTTCAAACGGATCGGGACGCATATAGCGCGATTTTGACATTTCAGCGGGACGTCCGTGAAGAAGAACTGCAGAAGCGCCACAAACGGGAAACAGACCCATGGGACGCGGATCTTACACAGGTGCCGGCGCTTCCCAAGGACTGGGAACACTGGGTTCAAAAAGTCGGGATCCCGGAACAGTTTATTTTCTACGATTATGTCAAGAAAGGCGTTACCCACGGCTACTGCTCCTATTGTGAAAAGGAAGTTCCTATTAAATCCCCCCGTCACAATAAGTCGGGCAAATGCCCTTGCTGCCGGCATAAGATCACATATAAAGTGTCCGGACGAGTTAGAAGGCTTGATACAGAGAATAAGATAGTCTATCTGATGCAGCGGTGCAGAGATGGGCTTGTAATCCGCGAGTTTCGAGTCTCATGCAGGTATCCCAGAGATAATCACTGGAAACCAGAGCTTTGGTGTTACGAAGACCGCCGAGCCCTGTTTGATTGTTATGGGACACCGCTTCGTGCCTACTTCTGGGGTACCTATAAGAATCAATGCGAGCGATGGATTCGTGGGAACAACTGCGCCCCCAGTTCTTACAGCTGGTATTATGGAAATCGCTTTGCTGGCCGTATATACGGCAAAACGATTCCAGACCTCGCCAAAAGAGGGCTGAACCGGACAGGCTTGATTGAATATATCAAGCGCAAGATCGTCCTTGATCCCGAACTGTATTTAGCCGTGCATAACAAATTCCCACAGCTGGAGCAGCTGTCAAAGGCGTCTCTGCCCGCGCTGGTTGATGAATGTATGGAGCGATCTACTGAATTTGCTGAAAGGCTCAATGCCGGCAATGCGACGAGCTTGCTCCAAATGCTCGCTATCAACTCACAGGAGTTAAAACGGCTTCGGGATAATAACGGCGGCACCGATTTTTTGGCGTGGCTTCGGTACGAAAGGGTGACTGGAAAGGAAATCCCAGACACGGTGATCTCCTGGTTTTGCGCTGAGAAGATCAAAGTGAAGGATATCCAATTTATCACTGACCGTATGAGCACCGTTCAAATCTACAATTACCTCCGGCGGAATATGGCAAAATACAATATGGCCAGCAGAGATGTCATTATCACATGGTCAGACTATCTTTCCATGGCCGTGCGGTTCCATCTGGATACCTCAAAAGAAATCGTATTTCGTACAAACAAGCTGCGTGCCAGGCACAATGAGCTCGCGGCACTTGATGACAAAGGAACCTCGCTTCGAATCGGAGAGATCATGATCCATTACCCCCACATCGAAAGCATTTGCAAAGAATTGAAGGAAAAGTATGAATATAGCGGGGAAAATTACATCATATGCGCACCTGATGGTGTTGCGGACATCCTCACAGAAAGCAAGATCCTGGATCTCTGTATCAAAAACACAGACCGTTACTGGGAACGCCTTGACCGGCAAGAGAGCTATCTTCTGTTCCTGCGCCGCGCCAGCAAACCAAACGACTCCTATTATGTGGTAGAAATAGAACCTGACGGAACAGTCCGCCAAGTTCGAACGTTCGGCGATGATCAGGACAAAGACATTGATACGATCCGGGCATTCCTGCTGGAATGGCAATCGGTCATTCGACAGCGTCTCACCCAGGAGGATCAGAAGAAAGCCCAAGTGAGCCATGAGCTGCGGGAGCAGGAGTACCTTCAGCTTCGCAACGACCAGATAAAAATCCATACAGGCAAGCTGAGAGGCCATCTACTGGTCGATGTACTGACAGCTGACCTTATGGAAAACGCAGCAGCATAGTTCAAAATGTCCGGCGTCTGCTGCAAGCATACATTTGTCAAGCATGGAGGATTGCGCCACAATCCTCCATGATGCTTATAAAAACTACAAACTGGAGGGATCAAAATTATGTCATGCATGATAATGGACGCGAAGTCATTGATGGCATTGGCAAATGCCGTCGAAGCACGGCTCAACTGTGACTTCAGTTATTGGGGATTTGATGCTCCAGACAGTCTCTATCGTGAGTTGGGAGACTGTAAAACCTCTTGTACTTATTATGCAGAGCGCATCTATCACAGGCTTTACGCACTCAATGTCCAGGCCTACAACGGACGACACGCAGACTGCGAGGGAGCCATCGGCGAGGAGGCGCCTGCCATTGATGGAAGCAAATATATAATCCATCAAAGGCCAGAGTATCGTGAGCATGGCTTCGCTGTCTGCCTATGGCACTACCACCTTGCAATGCTCCTGGACTTTTGGCTTTATCAGACTGCGGAGGATGCGACACGGAACGCCCCTTTACGTATGGCTATGAGGGAATTTCGGGACAGTCTATATTGCTTCATAGTCCGGAATAACTCTCAATACACCGCCACACGGTGGGGAGCGTTTCCTCACCCTTCAACAGATGAAAATCGGGAAGGTAAGGAGCATGAATAACTATAGCCGCTATGACTTGGAAACTCTCTGCAAAATGTGTGAAACCGCTTATTACGAGGAACGCAGTCTTGCCATAAGGCCATGCACAAATCCAGCAGCCGCCGACCTCGCGCCACTGGAAAAAGCGACGGCAAAATACGAGGCCATCTGCGAAGAGTTGAAAAAGAGGGGCATAGAGTTTATCTATGTTTCTCCAAATTGGGAGGAGAAGTGAAATGGAGTATAAGCTGATTAACCCCAGTGACCCTTACACTTTTATCGCGGACAACCTTGAGGTATCCGCTATTGTTGTTCTTATCCTTGGCGTGGCCTATGGGGCGGAGCCAAAGGACGGCGGCGAGATGGTTCCTGTTTTTATCTTCGGAGGCGCAATGGACTGGTACAAAGAAAAGTTCGGAAGGACTCCGACCGAAGGATTGAAGGCGAGAAAAAAGGACGTTGCGGACGCGCTGGACTCTTTTATGCTCGGCAGCTTTAAGGACAGGCGGAGGTATGAAGCGGCTCTTTCCGCAATCACCGCCCCAGACAAAAGGGCGGAGTTTATCAGCGCCTGGCAGGATGGCCGCAGCAGCATGAACAATATCGGCGGGCTAGCGCATACCCTTGCAAAGACACTCAGAAATGAGTCGATGGCAGGAAGGGCAAGAAACCGCCTACAACAACTAAATTTGATAAGGAGTGGGATGCTATGAAACAACTGGGCAATTTGGCGATTGTCTGTGCCAGCCGGCCCGAAGTGTTGATGCAGGTCTATAACGGGCAGGTTGCCGTTCATGTGGGCAGTGGCCCAGATCGGGCTGTGCTCCATACGGAATGGGACAATGACGCAAAGATCAATCAAATCATCAGGGAATTGAACTTTGGAAAATATTGCGGCAAAGAGAATACGGCCCACGCCGCATAACAGATTCCATCAGCAGGAATTTTTCTTTAAATGGCATTCCGAATTTTAGAAGAACAGGAGATAGCATAATGGAACAAACTGCTTATGAAAAGGTTCGCGTACTGACCGACCGACTGAACCAATGCCGCAATGAATACTACAACATCTGCTCCCCCACCATCAGCGATCAGGAATATGACCAGATGTATGATGAACTGGTGGCGCTGGAGAAACAGACCGGCATCGTGATGGGCGACTCCCCCACTCAAACAGTGGGATACCCGTCTGTCAGCAAGCTGGAGAAGACCGCCCACACCATCCCGCTGCTCTCCATGGACAGGAGCAAACAGAGCGAGGATATTCTTTCATTTATTGGCCAGAACCTTGTCCTGCTCATGCTGAAGTTGGACGGTCTGACGCTCAAGCTGACCTATGAAGGCGGGCAACTGGTAGAGGCGGCGACCCGCGGCGATGGGCATGAGGGCGAGGTGGTTACCCACAACGCCCGGGGCATTAGCGGGATCCCAATGAAGATACCTTATCAGAAGCGGCTGGTAGTTGTCGGAGAGGCGTTTATTCGCCCCAGCATTTTTGCCGTCCTGAAAGAAAAACTCCTGGACAGAAATGGAAAGCCCTATAAAAACGGGCGCAATCTGGCCGCTGGCTCTGTCCGCCTGCAAGACTCCGCCGCCTGTCAGGCGCGCCATGTGACTTTTATGGCCTTTGGCGTATTGGAAGGGTTTGAGGAGCTTCCGCTGAAGTCGGATCGCCTGCTCCAGCTCAGGCCACTGGGGTTTATCAACTGTCATTACCTGAAAACAAATGCTCCGCTGAACCTGAAATGGACGGACGAAGGCATCAAGCTGCTACGGCAGTACGCTGTGGAAAATGATATTCCGATTGACGGCATTGTAGTGACCTTTAATGATGTCGCTTACTCCAAGGCCTGTGGCAATACGGGCCATGCCAACAAGGATCACATTGCGTACAAATTTGAGGACGAGTGCTTCGATACCCAGCTTCAAAGCATTGAGTGGAATCCAAGCCGCACCGGCGAAATTACGCCTGTCGCTATTTTTGATCCTGTGGAGATAGATGGCTGTGAGGTGAGCCGGGCCAGCCTGCATAATCTCTCCTTTATCGAGGGGCTGGAGCTGATGCCCGGAAACCGTATCAAAGTCTCAAAGCGAAATATGATTATCCCTCATGTGGAGGAGAATCTGGATCGCGGCGGTTTTTCTCTGAATAGTATTGTCCCCAGCAAATGCCCCTGCTGTGGCCAGTTGACCCGTATCCATAAAACCTCGTCTGTCGTGGAAGGAAAAGAACGGATCACTCAGACGCTTTTTTGCGACAATCCAGACTGTAAGATCAGGCGTCTCCGGCAGTTTGTCCATTTTGTCGGCCCAAAGGCCATGAATATTATTGGCCTGTCTGAGGGAACCCTGGAAAAACTGATTGGTCACGGTTTTATCCGCAGCTACACGGACATCTACCAGCTGAATGAGCATCAGGCAGAGATTGTAAAGCTCAGCGGATTTGGTGAAAAATCATGGCAGCACCTCTGGAACGCCATCGAGGACAGCCGGGACACCACCTTTGAGCGTTATGTGATTGCAATGGATATTCCCATGATTGGCAACACCGCCAGCCAAACTTTGGCCCAGCAGTTCCACAGCAGCTTGGACGAGTTTGAAGAAGCCGTTGTCACTGGATATGACTTTACCCAGCTCCCTGATTTCGGTGAAACGCTGCACCAAAATATCCATGACTGGTTTCAGAACGAGGACAACTGGCTCATTTGGTACGAGCTTCGCGAGTATGTGCATATTACGCCGCCCGCGGCCCCTGCGCCCACCGTGGAGCCCGGGAGTAATCCCTTTTTTGGCTTGACTCTGGTGGTCACAGGCAAGGTAGAGCCTTACACCCGTAGCGAAATCAACGCCTTTATTGAATCGCTCGGCGCTCATGCCGGCGACTCTGTGACCCGCAAAACGAATTATCTGATCTGTGGTGAAAAGGCTGGCAGCAAACTGACTAAGGCTCGCGAGCTGGGTATCCCTGTGCTGACCCCGGAAGAATTTTTCCGCAAAGCCGGATAAAGAATGAACAGTGTGGGAGAGCGGCAAATGCTGCTCTCCCACACACAGGAGGCATAAAAATATGTACGAAGTCAAGAAAAACGACAACTATATGTCGGTAAGACGGGAGCTTCCTTTATAAAATGTGAGCCTACGGTATCTGCTGAGACGGCATCGTCTGTGCTGTACGATGTCGTTCAAGAGGAACAAGGTCTTTCATGCAGCCAGGAACTCTTGAAGAAAATCGATAAGATGTTCACACTTCTGACGCAGTAAACCGGTTCAGCCAGAATTTGATTTCCACACTAATATGACAGTCAGGAAAGGAGTTATTAACGCTATGATTGATTTGACACAGGTAAATTGGAAAAACGACAAGGTTACGTTTCGATTTATCTCAGCCTATAAAACGAAACTTGTTGATCCCTCCACAATGAGTCCACAACTCATTGCGGAGGCAATTACGTATTGCCAGACATTTGAGAACCCTTATTCTAAAGAACTGGTAAGGCGTGCCGGAAGCCTGAAAAGGTACAATGCAAGCAAAGAAACCGCAAAACGTATTGAAATCGTTCAGGCAGCTGCCAGAGCATTTGGGATGGTGCTAATCTGAAACCATTGAAAATCATCGTGCCGCACTTGATGACATCGCAAACGATAGAGTGCTTGCAGCTTATCCAGTACAAAGCAAATTCTTTTAAAGGAGTTGAAAGGATAATGGAAACTCGGAAAATTCCGGTGATTTGGACAATGACAGCAACGGGAGCCGAAATGTACCACAAGCCTATTGAGGCGTTCCCTGCTATGCGTTACGAAAAAGTACGATTCTGGGGCAAGAAAAGCTGCACGTCTGTAAAAAATGAGGGGAGGAACTATCTATGGCGAGAGCAGGAACCTGTGTCCACATGCATGTAGTAGAACGTCTTGTGAATGACATCAATCATGAATATCAAATCAGCTTAGGCCATTCCTATACGGAGCGCTTTAAAAGAATCCTGTGCGGCGAATTGTGCGGCGGGCATTGCCAAGATCAATACATTCAGCCATCTCGCACAGAAGTCATCAGATCCCCGATTCAGCTACAGGCAAATCTCGGGGATCGCCAAGCCGCAGATAAAATTTGCTGCTCGGGCTGCCACTTCATGAAAGTCAATGGACGCGCCTTATATACGAGAAATAATTCTCATTTGAATCGTCCTCGCGGCGATTGCTTTTGCTCGCACCCGGATGCTGAAGCGGCATTTCAAGTGATATGCCCTCAAAGCAGCCGGATGCCTGGGTTCATCTCTTTCACAAAGGGATCGTCAGACGAGCCAGACATTCAAGGCGCCCCCCGCTGGTGTCCCCTTCGGCTGTGTGAAAAGCCGCGGGAGATAAGCGGGAAAGCTGTCCTTCAAATTATCGAATCCCGCAAACCAAGAGGATTGTTCTTTCATAGCGATGAAAAAGGCGGGTACACCGGTATTGACAATCGAACGGGAAATGCTTGGTGTGAAGAGTTCCCAACGAAACACGCCTGTGTCAAATGGCTGTTGTCCGATTGTACCGCTGAGGAGGTGCTCTGATATGGCGGAGAACCGGGAAGATTTGCTGGAGAGTCAGCAGCGATATGAGAACACATCACTCGTAGAGCACTCGCTGTTCGGGAAAGCGGATCTGGTGGAAAACGCAATTCAGGAAATCAGACGCTATGCGAAATATAACAAGCTCTGTCTCCGCTTTTCCGGCGGCAAAGACAGCGTTGTTGTCAAGTGGCTATTTGATATGGCTGGAGTACCTTATACGGTAAAATTTAGTAAAACATCGGTGGATCCGCCAGAGCTGCTTCAATTTATCAAGGCAGAACACCCGGATGTCATTGTTGAGAAACCCAGGATCTCCATGTTTCAGCTCATCATAGAGAAGGGGTTCCCACCCACCAGAATCTGCCGGTATTGCTGCCAGGAGTTTAAAGAGCGCAATGTCTGCGGGAAGGGTTCCAACATCTATACCGTAACAGGCGTTCGCAAAGCGGAAAGCCCTAAGAGAAAGCACCGGGGGATGATTGAGTCGTGTCAGGCTTTCAAAGGCGTCACCTTTTTTCATCCAATCGTGCATTGGACAGACGAACAGGTCTGGGACTTCATTCATGCTGAGCATATTCCGTACTGCCGGCTATATGACGAGCCTGGAATTACCAGAATCGGCTGCGTGGGCTGCCCGCTGGCTTCATCCCATAAAATCCTTGCGGAATTTAAGCGGTGGCCACAATTTGAGAAAGCATATCTCTGGGCCTTTGAAAAAATGCTGGATGGCCGCCAGTTCGACAAATGGAAAACCAAGTTCGACGTAATGGATTGGTACATCTTCGGCGCGGAGAAAGACTGCAAAGCGGCGGCGGATAAGTGCCAGATTTCGCTGTTTGAACACGACTATTTTGATCAGTTTGAAAATCCCGATGATTTTAACCCGGATGCCAACAACACGAAAGAGATATTAAGAGGTGTCGCATGAAAATTGAATTATACTTTTGAGGAGGAAATGAAAAATGTTTAATATCAATAAACGGAAAGCGTTTCTTACCGTTGGTGATCTTCGGGCGCTCATGAATGATTTGCCCGCGGAGACAAGAGTATGTATCTGTGGCGATGTTAACTGCTTCTACCATGAAGAACAGGACGGCAGCGCAATCTGTCTGGACTGCGAGGATTTGCAGGAATATTATGACGAGAACGAGTGGTAAGTATTTAAAATCTGAGGATGACGAAGGCCCATTATAACGATTTCTGGTGTTGCGGGGCATGGCTTTTATAGCCATGCCCCTTTTATTTTTGAAAATTGGTTGAAGTTTGACGTATTAAATTCGTATTAAGAAAGTATAAGAAAAAAGGAGGAACCAACTTATGCTGATTGCAATCGATCACGGAAACAAACTCATGAAGGGAGCGTATGGTCAGCCATTCACATCTGGTCTGCTGGAGGGGGACATCCCCCCGTTTGGAAAGGACGTTCTCCGCTATAAAGGAAAGTACTATCAGCTTTCTGACCAGCGCATCCCATACCGCCGAGATAAAACAGAAGACGACCGCTTTTTTGTCTTGACGCTGTTCGCCATTGCACGAGAAATCGAGGCTGCCAGAAAGTACAGCCCCAACACGATTCGCGTTCAGCTGGCGGTTGGCCTGCCGCCGGCCCACTTCGGTGCGCAGTATCAAGCGTTTACCCGCTATTTTATGGGGCGTGAAACGGTTAACTTTTCATATCGCGGCAGAAACTTTTCCATCTATATCGATGATGTAGCCTGCTTCCCGCAGTCCTATGCAGCGGCGGTCACAATTCTGCCCACCTTGCAATACGAACCAAAGGCACTAATCCTGGATATTGGGGGGTTCACGGCGGACTACCTCCAGATCAGGAACGGAGAGGGAAACCTGGCGGTCTGCGACTCTTTGGAGAACGGCGTGATCCTGCTCTACAACAAAATCAAGTCCCGCATAAGTGCTGAAATGGATATTCTGCTGGATGAAACGGAGATTGATGCCATTCTCGCAAAACAACAGTCCACGGCACCCATTGATGTGGTAAAAGCTGTAGAACGGCAAGCGCAGGATTTTATCAACGATCTGTTCAGCGCTTTGCGTGAGCGCGGACTGGAGTTGAAAACCGGTAAGGTGGTATTTGTAGGCGGTGGTTCTATTCTGCTGCGGCGGCTGATCCTGGCATCTGGCAAAATTGGTTCGGCGCTGTTTGTAGAAGACATACGGGCCAACGCCAGGGGATACGAACTGCTATATCAAAGCGAGCTGGAAGGCCGGTGA